TTAGCCCTTCGGTTTTTTCTGCACCTGACGGGTTAGCCTGGTCATTGCGTCGCGCGCCATGCGCTGCTGTTCGGCCTCGCGGCTATAAAGCTCGGCATGCTCGATATTGTCGTGCCCGAGCATCTCCATCAACTGCCTGGTTGATGCGCCGCTTTCGGCAAGCATTTTCCCCAAAGTTTTTCTGAGGCCGTGCAGCGTGCATCCTGTTGGCATGTCTGCGGCTTTCGTCCAGACACGCATTCTGCCGGTGATGGACTTTTCGGAGAAAGGTTTACCGTACTGGGTGACAAGGATAGTATCGCCCTTGCGCTCCACCGCCTCGATCGCCTCGCGCAACATCGGCGTAATCGGCAAAATCAAGGCCTTCTTGCCCTTCTTGGTTTCGATTGCCGCAATGCCCTTCTGGAAGTCGAACCAATCCCATCGCAGGCGAACGACGTCCGAGCGGCGATTACCCAGCCAAAGTGCCAGCGCGTAAGCTGTTCTTGGGGCGGATCCGAGCGGCCAGCGAGCTTCAAACATTGCCCGCTCGTGGTCCGTCCATGCGCGCCAGCCGACATAGGCCGGTGAGTAATTCATCTTCCATGTTGGGTCGGTGTCGATCCATTCTTCATCGAGCGCGACAGTGATCATCTTCCGCAGAGCGACTAGTAGATGCTTGGCCTTGTGCGGCGTCTCGCTGAAGCGTCCGATGATATCCTTCACGTGCCGCCTGCGCAGGTCTCGCACAGGCATATCGCCCCATAAGGCTGAGTGGCCGTCGACGACAGGCATGTCAAGGAAGACTTTCGCGAGGTGTTCGTTTTTGGATTTGGTCGCGGGGTCGTGGGCAATCCATTCGGGTGTGCGTCGGACTTTAAGCCATGCCTGACGAAACGATCCGGGAAGCGCTGCGCCTGGCAGCTTCTGAATTGTTGCGATGCGAGGTTTACGTCCTTCGACCGCAGCAAGGTAACGCTCCTCGAATTCCGGATCTCCTGGTTGACCTGGAATTGATACAGTCTTCCCGGCACGACGAAACCGCCAACGGATAGTTCCGTGGCGGTCTGAGAAACTGGAAAGATACGGGTGTTTGTCTTGTTCGTCGATCATGCGACGCAGTTACGCATGAAGATTGCGACTGTTCAAGATGCTGTCGATCATGTTGTCACCGTCCGAAGGCAGGTCGCTGAAGGCCGCATCGAGGGAAATCCTGTCCCATACGACGCGACCATCCACCCGCTTTGGCTTTGGCATGCGACGATCGTTGACCATCTCGTCGAACTTAGTCGATCCGACGCCGATGTATCGCGCAGCTTCCTCACGGGACAGGCCGCGCGGGGGGTAGGAGAACGCGTCAGGCTTCTTGGTCATTGCACAGCACCTCTTCGCACCGCATCCGGCGAGCCTCTTCACGCCGCATGGCGTTCTGTTTGCGCGTGACCATCTCCAGATGCTCAGGATCCGGATTGACGCAAAGCCGGTTACGGCATTTGTGATCGAGTTCTTTCTTGCCGGGAATGTATCCGTGCTCGTTGGTCCACATCGCGATGTGAACCGCGACCGTCTGGCCCCCTAGTGACATACGAGGATAGCCGTGGCCGCGTCCGCTGGTGCCGGATGTTGGACCCGTCCAGAGCCAGCATCCTGTGACGGGATCGACGCTGACGCGGCTCATAATCTTTTCGCGGATAGACTGGCGGCGGCTCATTCGTCCAACACCTCACGACGCTGAGCCTTGAAGCCGCCGCATGTGTTGACGGCCACTTGGATCATGCCGACAATCCACGCGACATCCTCGTCGGAACGTTCACGGTTTACATCAACAACAAGAACCGGATTGCCATCAGCATCCGTCAGTGTGCCTACGTCGTCTTCCGTTGGGAGAAGCGGTAGCTTGACGCCGTGATCACCCAGAGCGCTTACGAATTGCGCAATCGTGGCCGGATTTGTCACCTGCAGAGTTGGCTGCTGTGATGGCTTCATTTCAGCGAAATCCGACATTCCCAGTTCTTTCGCCTGGCTGAGCAGTTCATCGAGGCGGTCAGATGAACTTGCGATGCTGGATCGCAGTCCAGCTATCTCGGATCTTCTCAAGAGAATTGCGGCTTTGCAGTTTCGCTTTGCGGCCTCGACGGCTGCCTCTCGATCGGCAAAGAACGTGTTGTCATACATCATCGCGCCGTCGTGGGTGACGTTCGGCCAGCCGAGCTTTTCGCAGAATTTTTGAACAATGGTGGCGCCATCATATGTGTAGACCGGGATCGACGAGGAAAATTTGTCCTCTGAGAGAACGAGATCTCGTAGCTTGTCGGGATCGGCCTTCATTTCAGCTTGGTAGCGAGACAGTTTATCATTGAGCGTGCGGTCATCTTCTTTGATGAGCGCGCCATCAAGGCTAATGATGATGATCGCGTGGATGTAGGGAGATCCTATGCAAATCCCTTCATTGGTAACCTGAACTTGATGGTCAATACGATAGTGCTCTTTTACGTTTTTCCAGCCCATCAGTCTGCCTCCACGTTGGTGGCAAGCGGGTGAGGCATGAACTCGACCGGATCGACAGGGCTTTCGCCCTCTATATCCCACCAGTAAGCTTTTTTCCCGTTGTCCGACCAAAGAGCCTCATACACCCGACCGTCCTCGTCGCGAGCCCAGATCGGATATGAATTGCCAATCCGCATATCTCCGACGATGTGGACATAAGCGATGCTGTTGTCAGCCTCGGAGATCGGACGCCATCGCTGAAGTCGTTCAAGCTCGGCCTCGGCTCTCTCGCGCAGCCTCTCCTGATCGGCACTCAACTTTTCGGCGGCGGCAAGCTTCCCCGCGAGGTAAATCATCGAGAACGGATCGTCGCCGCTCGTTTCCGCACAAATCTCCTCCTCGTCGGAAAGTCTCTTGATTCCGGTGCGAAGGTGTCTTAGCTCGGTTCCGGCCTCATCCAATTCGCGGGTTCGGCTATCAAGCTCAGCCTCAGCCGCCTCGGCGCGAGCCCGTTGCGTGCGAACCTCCGCGTAAGGATCGGCCTCCATCTTGTTGATGTCGCCCTTTGGCAGCATCGCGTCGAAAGACCAGCGATCCATGTGATCGAGCATGTCCCGCAGCCAGTCGCGATGGTTCGTGCTGCCGAGATAAACGCGATCGCCCTCGTCATCCAGGTGGTCGAAGATCTCTTGGATGCGCCTGCGGGCGGCGTCGAGAAGCGTGACAATCGACTGGTACTTACCTTTCAGGTTGTTCCGTTCGGCCTCTCCTGCGGCCAGCCCCTCATCGTAACCTGTTTGACGCGCAGCTCTCCGGCGGTGCAGGTGTGACTTGGTCATTGTCCACCACCTCGCGATTGGCTAGCGGGCATCGCTCCACGCTGACGGATAGCCTCGGCTACAAGCCGGTTCACCTCGGGCTCAAGGTTGAAAAACGAAAGCTGGCCACGGCAGGGTATGAGGGGCAGCGGGAATGCGTCGCGAAGGACGAAGCCGAATTTGCCAAAGAACCATTGGCTATCCATTTCGCGAACGCAGTCGACGATTCGAGCCATGCCCACTACGCCGCCACGCGGCATGGCCAACTGGCGGTCATCGTCTTTGTCGATTTCAGATTTTGAGATCCCGGCATGAACGATGAACCAGCCGCGCCCTTTCGTCGGCCAGTCCCGGTTTTCAACGTCTTTGCCGTCGTGGAAAATGTGATGCGGGTAGGGCTGCTTTATGCTCAAAGCCTTGACCTGCCCCGCAGCAACCCGATCCGCAAGAGCGTGAACGTCGGTGGTGTCAGCCATGGGGATTCTCCAAGGCGGCCGCATAGATCGCAGGGCAGGGCAGGGTAATGCTGCTGCTGAAGCGGCGCACAACGATGGTATCAAAATTAAACCGCGCTTCGCGCCATGTCTTGCCATAGAGCGGAGCGACGACGCCCAGCTCGCGCAGTCGAGTGGTGACGCGCTTGATGCTGGCGCCGTAGTGGTCTGCGATCTGCGCGCGACCCATGCCCATCTGCGCGCAGCGAGTGAGCATTACGGCGGACGGAAGCTTTGTGCCGCCAAGCTTGTTGTTCTGGCGCATGTCAGAGCACTCCAGCCAGAATGCCGAATACCATCGCGATGGCAAAGGCAGAGCCGACGAGGGTCTGAAGGATGCGCGCTTCGCGCTCGATAGCGGATTTAGTCATGGTCTAGGCTCCCGTTGACCTGGAGCCATTGGCGAACCTCGCGCGAAAGACCGCGATCGCGGTTGCTGGCTCCGGAAAGATTGAGAAGGGGAAGGACGGCGCGCAGGACCGATTCCAGCGCGTCGCCAGTCATTGTTGCGTCATGCTCTGGCAGCGTTCTGCCATTGGTCACGACCTTGAAGGCGTGCGCGATGTCGGATTGCGCGCCGATCAAGTGCGAGTTTGCTTCCGCAAGCTGGCGCTCGACGAACACGTCGCTTTCCGTTTTGCGCGGACCACCGGCTGAAAAGACGAGACGCACAGGCGGCTTGCGAGCGGGCAGGGTGAAGATCTCGGCCGTCATGCGAGGGCCTCCAAAACTTGGTCGCCCCCGAATGTGTTAATACTATATTTAGTATGCTTGACTTCTAAAGTGCAAAAGGTCTGAATTTCAATCGTGCGGTGTGTGGCCGCGTTCGAGCGCGACCACACACCTGCCATCCCCAAGTGCAGCAACCACAAGGAGACGATCTTGAACAACGGGAAGATATTCTTGGGAGACAGCATGGGCGTCCGCCAGCCAGTCTCTCCGGAGCAGAAAACATTAGGTCCGCGCCAGCCGATGGCAGCGCTAACACCGAAGCCACCACCGGGTGCAGGTCCTGGGCCACGCCAACCTTCGGCGCCAAGGCCGCCTTCTCCTCCACCGGGACCGAAGAAGTAGAGGAAAACATGACCGACGCACGCACCAACCTGCAATTCAACGTCCTTCGAAATGCCATCTACCACACCGGCAGGCGCATGACGCTGGAGCGCTGGAATCGTTGGTGCAACTTCGTAACAATCCTCCTGGGTGCGACAGCGATGACCGATGTTCTCCGGAATACCGGCATCGAGTCGCACCAGTTTGCTCTCGGTGGAGCAGTCGCCGCCGTCAGTGCCGCGCAGCTCGTTTTCGATTTTGGAGGAAAGGCACGAGACCATCAGAGTCTGCAGAGAGACTATTACGGACTTCTCGCCGACATTGAGGAAGTTCCTGAGGCTTCCGACGAGCAAGTTGCCGTCTGGCGCGGCAAAATGATCCGAATTGCTGGAGACGAGCCGCCGACGCTTCGTGCGCTCGACGCAAAGGCTTACAATGATGCAATAGGGGCCACCGAAATCTATGGGATGGAGCAGCGGCTTGTCATCCCGATCTGGCACAGGCTGACAGGATGGATATTGCCCTTTGAGGGGCATAACTACGAAAAGGTCTTCGAAAAGGAAGACAGGCTCAAAGCTAAAGCTGAAGCCAAAAAAAAGAAAATCGCGCTCGCGCATAACTGAAACATCGGCTACGCGCTCCATCAGATTCGGGCCTCACGCTGCAATTGGCGTTCAACCTCGACGACACGAACGCCGCAAAGAGAAGCGGCCATGAGCAGCGCCAAAATGGCGGCGCCCGTCATGCTCACGATGGTGATGCGGCAATAGGGTGCCGGCTTGACCTTGTGAAAGGTGCCGAGGTTCTTGCAGGTTAAGGGGTATGCGGGGGATATCTGGGTCACGTTGGCCTCCATCCGTTCGGGAAACCGCCTCGCGTGAGGCGGAAACCGGAGCGGACGTGTCAGGCGGCTTCCAGAAGCGCGTCGTCGTTCGCCTTCATGCGCGCCTGTTCGTGCAAGCGGTTGATATCGGCGTTCGGGAAATAGAGGTTCAGCTGCTCGCGGGTGCAGCCTTCACCGAAGCGGCGCATCGCGGCGGCCATTGCTTCGATCTTTTCATTGTCATTCATCGCACTGACGTTCATGTCGGTCTCCATCCGTTGAAGGGAGACCGGACGGCACGAGGCGAGAGGGGAAGGGTGCCGTCCGGTCTTTGTCCGGGCCATGTGGTTTGCTCGGATGGAATGGAAAATAAATCCAATTACGATTTTGTCAATGTGGAAATGGAAATAAAATCCAAACGGCGAAAACGACTCGACTCTTCTTTCTTTTTTTCAAATATTAGAACGGAAGGAGAACAAAAATGGGTTATGCGCTGGTGAAGTATAAGGCGTTCACACTCTTTTTGCGGTGTGAAAACTGCCTACGGGAAAGTGCTAAGGTGGTGGAAATCCCCCCTGGCGACGATAGTCCGAGCGACGTGGATGAATTGCTCGAAAGTGGCTTTCTTGCCCAGATCCCTTTCGCGTGCGGCCCATGTGGCAATCCGATTGCGCAATTGATTGGAGTAAAGGAATAGATCGATGCGTGAGGCTGAGGTTCTAGAATTTGTAATCGTTCCACCCTACCAGAAGCGGCACGAAGTCGCCGCGTCGGAAGCCCATTTTGCCGATTTTCTTAAGCGACGCTTTAGGGGGTACTCATTCAAGGTGGCTGGTATTGCGCCCGTTGGATCGGACGACGACGACACGTTTCACGTCATTCCAATCATGAACTTTATGGATGACGCTGGAAAAATGCGGATGTGCGAGCCTCCGCAGCAATGGGTTCTCCAAGAAATCAGCGAGGCATGCCGGGAGTTTTCTTCGAATAAGCGTCGCTGGCTGTCCTAAAACGACAGATCGTTAATGATGCGGCGCGCCAGGGCGATTATCTCAACCTGAGTGCCGTCATCTGTCGAATAGTCACGGTTTATCACAATCGGCCTGTGCCTCGGATTGGTCGAGCGAGGATGAAATTCCGTTCTGTCCTGATAAATTTCTACCTGTTTAACAGACCATTCACGGGTCAATCCACCGTCCTTGGATCGCTCTACGACAACTACCATCCCATCCCTTAGGACGACCTCGTTGGCGATATCCTCGAATGACACTGCCACAATTCTGTCGCCAGCAAGTATGGGCCGAGGCTTCAGGTCATTCATTGAATCTCCCGAAACATCAAAAATCATCTGCCTCGCATTAGGAAACCGATCATCTGGGGGGACTGAGACCAGCTCTCTTTCTCGCTGATCAAAAGCGTCCACCTCGCGGAAAGTCCCCGCTTCAACGTGGCCGACGACTGCAGCAGCTACCATCTGCCCAGTAATTGGCTTTACATTTTGATGGCCATCGACCTCCAGGCCGTCTCTCAGCCAAAGATGCGATACGCCCAAAGTCTCAGCCAAAACCGGTAGCGTGTTTCCCCGGGGTTGGCGGATATCACCTCGCAAGTATTTATTTATGCTGTCATAGGGAATGCCGGAGCGCTTGGAGAGCTCCGTCATGTTCCAGCCTTTGGCTTCCATCGCCTGCTTTAATCTTTGCCACCAATCCATGTTTGCCATCATAGAGCCGGAATTATTTTCCGTTTTGGATTTCTCTTGTCTTGAAATTGGATTTTAAATCCATTAACGGTGTGAGTATGAGCAAGAGAGCAGCACTCACTGTGGCAGATATTATCGGCTTGGCAGGCGGCCCGAAGGTTATCGCCGACGCCAGTAAGCGTAGCTCTGAGACGTTCTCTAAGGACGCGGTCTACAAGTGGGTTAAGGGCGGAATACCTGATCGGCACTGGCCCATCATAATCCTCCTCACTGGTCTCGAAGTTTCCGCGATCTACGAGGCAAATCTTGCTGTTCGCAATGCTTCTGTGCATCCCCACAGTATTCCGGAGGCCGCAGAATGATGGCGCTCCAGTTTTTCCGCAGCGTAGGGGAGCGGTCATCCCGCGTGGCTCATAACCACGATGTCGCAGGTTCGAATCCTGCCGCTGCAACCAATCCCGGCGCTTTCCTGGCAGAGCGCGCACGGGATGCCGGACGGATGGGGCATTTGCCCATTCCGCCATCCGTCCGGATCGCCTTTCCTGTTGCGCGAGAGTTCTTCCTTTCCTCTCTGCGCACCCGCCGTGACGCCCTTCCTCCCGGCTCCGGCGGCCTTCTTCTTTCATTGTCATCATTGTTGTCACTCCAGCTTGCGTCGCCGCTGATGTCGCGCGGCTGTGGTTGATCTGATGAGCAACGAATAGGCCGCGCCCGCGCGGGCTTCACCGAATCCTTTTCCGATTTTCTTTCCTTGACGAGTTTTCAGGGGTGTTTTCGTGCGCACTATTTCCGAAGAAGAAATCCGCAGCCTGAAGGGCGCAACCGAGGCCAGCTACAAGCTGGGCGGCGGCGTGACCGATTTCCCGCTGTTGACCCGCGTGAATGTCTCGACGCTGTCGAAGTATGCGAGCTTCAACGAGGAAAACAGCGAAGCTCTTATCCCGATCGATGTTGCTGTTGAGGCGGACCGCCGCGCGAGAAGCCCTGTCATCGTTGGCGCCATGGCGCGCAAGCTCGGTTTCAAGCTTGTCGTCGATGACGAGCTGCAGCCAGAGGCGCGACCCATCAACGAAGAAGACATGATGGACCTGATGTCGGAATTTGCTGACGTCATCAAGGCTGTTCAGGAGGCGAAGCAGACCAGCACGCTCGGCACTGCCGCCGTGACCAAGCGCATCACCAAGGAAGTCCACGAGCTTATCCGTGAACTGAAAGAGTTGATGGTAAACGCGCCGCAGAGGCCTGACCGATGACTCTCTGCATGGCCGAAACAAGCCGCTCCAAAATTGTGAAAGAAGCCCGCGCCGCGCGGGTTTTGGAATTTTGGCGCGCCGGCCGATCCACCCATGAAATCGCAACGGAGCTTGGCCTCGACGAGACCGAGGTCTGCCGCATTGTCGAGGAGGCAGGACATTGAAAACCAGTGAAAGCGCTCTGACCCTGAAACCGATATCGGACGCCGCGCGCGCAATGATGCGCGACGTTCGGGCGGCTGGTGGCAAGTGCACGATCCGCGAGTCGTTTCAGGATAGCGCTCTGGCGGTCGAACTGAAAAAGGCCGGATATGTCCAGATCGACCAGAGCGGCTATGATCTTCGCCTAACCGGAATGGGGCAGGCGTACCTTGATCGACTGATGAGGGCGCACTGATGGAATTATTCGACGCGCTCCCGCCCCAGATCCGCACCGCAATCAATGATGCCGGTTTCGAGTTCGCGCCACGTTTCGCCGTTCGCCTCCTTGGGCGTGGTGTCTCGGTTGAGCGTGCCGCCGAAATCATCCGCGAGACCGACGCGCGCCTGATGCGCAAAGGCGGTGCGGCATGAATGCGCAGCGTCTCCAGATGCCGGGTGATGTCGGCCTCAACATCGTATCTGTCGCATTGCGCGACGGCGAGTTTCGGTGCCAGACGACGCAGGAAGTGCGCGCGGCATGTGCAGCGATGGCCCACCGTTATCTGACGCGCGATCCCAAAGACGGCAATCTCTTTCGCCCTGGTGACCGCGCCGCCGCTGTCATCGAGCGGGCGCGGACAGAGGGAAGGCTGCCGGAAGAAAACCTAAGCCGCGTTGTTGTGACAGGGCCATACCAGCTCCTGCCGCCGCTCTCGGATGATGACTTCAAGGCGCTCTATGACGATATCGCAGCGCACGGCGTCAAGGTGCCGGTCGAATATGACGAGGCTGGCGAAATCCTCGACGGTCACCACCGCGTTGCCATCTGCAAGATGCTCGGGATTACCGACTGGCCACGGTTCGTGCGAAAGCAGCTGTCCGAGGAAGGCAAGCGTTCGTTCGCACGGTCTCTCAATTTCGCGCGGCGCCATCTTTCGGGCGCGCAGCGGCAGGCGATCATTCAAGAGCATTTGAAGGATGCGCCCAGCGTCTCAAACCGCGCCGTCGCTGCCCAGCTCGGCGTTGATCACAAGACGGTATCGGCTGCGCGCCGCCGCTTGGTTGATGGTGGGGAAATTCCCCACCAGACAAAAATTGTCGGTCGCGATGGCGTTGCTCAGCCAGCGGTAAAACCGATCCGGACGATGTTCCTGCCTGAACCGTCCAATTTCCCGGAGCTAAAGAAGGTCGCTAAAGCCAAGCGTGCGGAGGATCAAAAGATCCGGCACGCCGTCCGGACCGATCTCGCCGTCCAGATCGCGGCGCGTCAGAACGTTGCGCCGTGGTGGCAGGGCGTTGGGCAGGACGAGGGCAGGGCGTTTCCCATCATCTATGCGGATCCGCCGTGGCGTTTTAAAACCTATTCCGAGGTGACCGGCGGCGAGAAGAGCGCCGAAAACCATTATCCGACGATGTCCCTCGATGACATTCTGTCGCTCGGTTGTCCCGGCGCCCATTGCTCGGCGCTGTTCATGTGGGTGACGGATCTCGCCAACGGCGTGGAAGCGCTGAAGCGTTGGGGTTACGCCTACAAGAGCTTCTGGGGCTGGAAGAAGGTGTATCCCGGCGAGCAAACCGGAACCGGTTACTGGAGCTTCGACAATCTCGAACTTCTTCTGATCGGCACGCGCGGCGACTTCCCTGCGCCAATTCCCGGCACACAGCCAATCAAGTGCACCGACCATCCTGTCGCGCGCCACAGCGAAAAGCCGGTCTGGTTCGCCGAACAGATCGGCCGGCTTTATCCGACCATGCCCAAGCTCGAAATGTTCCAACGCCGCGAAAGCCTCGCGGAGGGCGATGTTCGCCTGAATGGGACGTGGGAGTTCTGGGGCAATCAAGCCGGAGTGCCGGGCGCGCCCGAAGGCGGTGCGGAATGATTGTTTGGCAGGATCAGGGTCATCGTATCCTTGCGCTCTGTGGCGAAGTCGATATTGGAGCGGTATTTCCACCTGGCTCCGGCAAAGGATTTCGTTATCGTGCCTGGGTGGGACGGTTTCCGTTTTCCTTAGATGGAGTTGCCAAATCCGAGGAGGCGGCGAAGAGGGCGGTAGCTGATCATTTCTCCGATTTTCTGGCTGCGGCACGCTTGCAACAAGCTCGTGAAGGCGGTGCGGAATGACGCTCGCCTTCCCGAAATCCTCCCTGAAGCTCTCATCACCGCTCAAGGTCCTGATCGGCTGCGAAACCTCCGGCGTCGTTCGCCGCGCCTTTGCCGATCTGGGTCACGATGTCTGGTCCTGCGATCTGTTGCCGGCGGATGACGGCAGCAACCGGCATATCGTCTGCGACATCCGCGACCTCCTGTATGAGGGCTGGGATTTGCTCGCCGTCATGCATCCGCCATGCACCCGGCTTTGCAACAGCGGTGTTCGCTGGTTGATGGAGCCGCCGACCAATCCTCCTGGGGAAACGACCGACGCGGAGAAGGAGAACTGGGCATCATTCAGCCGTGAAGAGAAGCTGTCCATCATGTGGCGTCTGCTGGATGATGGCGCAGCGCTGTTCTCGGATTGCTGGAACGCGCCGATTCCACGGATCGCAGTCGAAAACCCTGTGATGCACAGCCATGCCAAGGCGCGGATCCGGAACTATCGAAGCCCGGCGCAGACGGTGCAGCCTTGGCATTTCGGAGAAGAAGCATTCAAGGCAACCTCGTTCTATCTTCGCGATCTACCGCCTCTTGTTGAGACCAACCGGCTTGTTCCGCCCAAGGCGGGCACCGACGAGCATAAGCGCTGGTCAAAAGTGCACCGTGCCTCGCCGGGACCGGACAGATGGAAGCTTCGCTCAAAAACCTATCAAGGCATTGCCGACGCCATGGCAATGCAGTGGGGCGGCTACGTTGTCGAGGTGGCGGCATGACGATGCGCGAGCAGGAAGTACGCGATCGTGAAAAGGCCCGTGTCGCGCGACTGGAAGATATCGTCGGACGCTGCAAAGGCGACAAGTGGCGTTTCGATACGGATGGCGACCAGACGCATATAATCGCTCGACGGTCGACAGGCGAGAGCGTCATCCTTGGCACGCTGTACGCGGATGCTTTGCCGGATGAAATAGAGCTTCTGACCGGAGCGTTAGAGAATACGTGCCTTTTTCTTAGGCTGCGGCAACGCGCTATCCTTGCTTTCAGAAGTGGCCAGAGCGTCCGGACGGACCAGCAGCCGGCAACGCGCCTGCGCGATGGCGATTTTGCCGCGAACGCGGCCATCCTCTGCACGGACCCGTGGTTTCACCGGTTTCTTGAGCGGCGACAGCACCCCGCAGAGGCGCGGGCCATCCACAACAAGGAGCATGCTGACACAGTGCTAAAAAGCCTGATCGGCATCACCAGCAAGACACAACTCAATCGTGAGGAACGGGCGCAGGCGGCGTTTATCGACCTGCGCACGGACTTCGAACTATGGAAAGGGGGCCGGTCATGACGGGGATGTCGCCGGTTATCGAACAGCTACAGGATTGCAGGACGGATGCGGAGCGGGCGCAGTGGTTATCGAAACCGCGAGATGTAAAGCGACATGTAATTTGCCGCCTCACGTCGGCACGCGCCGGCGTAGCGGTCTGCCGCGTCCGCACTATTCATAACGTTTACTCGCCTGTCGATAAAATAGTCCCTAGCAAAGCCTTCTGGGGCAATGCTCGAAGGCTGGTGTGTTTGCTCCAGCTTCCCTCGAACGTCGCTAAGGACGTGTGGCTTTCCGCTGCCAATCTCTTTTTCAAAGTCGTCGAAATCGCCACTGCGAATAAGATGCTGGATGCCTTGATAAGCAGCCAATCCGGAACGATAGGCAGTCTCCCAGTCTTTGGCTTGGGTGAATTGCTCATCAAAGTCATGGTCGAGTGCAGCTCGGAGGTTCCGATTGGCTGCAGAAATGCGCTCAGCCAGCTCAGTAATTCTTTGGGCAAGGGAAAGTATGGGTCGCAATTGAAGCTGAAGGAGTTCGTTGTGATGTCGGGAAGCGTTTCGGATTTGTCCGAGGCCCAACGCAAGCGCCGGCGCAGCGATAAGAGCGGCAGCGAGAGTTCCAAAGGTCGTAAGCCATTCACGAGTACAATGTTCATCTTTGGCGCCGCTACACATCACTTGGTAGACTTCGTGGCGCCAGTGGAAGCCAACAAGAAAGCTCAAAATAAGAATGAGCCCTGCACCAAGTGGGAGCGCAGCGCTAAACGCCTTCGAATTCCTGATGTCCATATGCCTTACCCCGTGTCCATTTCCAGTGATGCCAATACCGGGTGGCAATTGCTTTCCGGTTTACGCTCAAAGTTAACCAATCGTGATGTCACGGGCGACGCGGAGAGGAGGATCACGGTATGAACGAGCCAAGACTATCGATCATTCCCGGCTGGATCATCGCGGATCCGCGGCTGAAGGGAAAAGACCTGCAAGTGCTGTGCATGCTTGGCCGTAACGCCAACACGCGCCACGGCTGGTGCCGTCGCAGCCAGGTCAAACTTGCGCAGGCGCTCAATTGCTCTCGCTCGACGGTGCAGTCAGCGATCGCGCGCCTAGTGGAAATCGGTGCGGTTGAGCGTCGCGAGGTCGTAAGCCAGAACGGGCGCGACAGCGCGCACTGGTATCGCGTGATCTACGATTCCGCCGTTGAAAGCTCTGCGTTCGATGCATGGGACGATGAGGACGAAAAGGAATTTGATCCTAATTCGAAGTTCGACAATGAGGCACCCCCTGCCGGTATATCGGCACCCCCTGCCTGCCTAGAGTCGGCACCCCCTGCCTGTTCTGGACCGGCACCTATTAACGCCTCTCCTTTAACGCCTCCTGATGAACGAAAAGAGAGAGAGACGCCTGCCGGCGCGGCTGGAAGGATTGAGGAAGAAAATCCGAAAGCCGTGGAAGCTGCGTTCAAGCGGTTCTTCATCGGTTGGAAAACGGCGATCAGCGACAGCGAGCCTGAAGCTCGGAAGGAATGGTTGGCGCTTTCGCCTGATGAGCGTGGGTTGGCGCTGGAGCATTCCGATGCTTATCAGGCTGCAGCGCTGTCGATCGGCCGGAAACACCTTTGCTCGGCGGCAAAGTACCTGAAGGAACAGCGCTGGACAAAGCTCTCCCAGCCCAAGCCGGTATCTCCTCAGGCAGAAAGCTCGGAAACCTTCACCGTGTTCTCACGAGCTGGGCGCGCCATGCTGATGTCAAAGCTGCTCCAGCCTATTCGGGCATTGTCGCTCACTCCCCTTGAGCAGAATATTGTCGATCAGAAGCCCGAGAAACGCGACCTCATCTGGCGTGACAAGAAGGAAAAGCAGGGTTGGCCTGAGGCTGTGCAGCTAATCGAGCGCAGGCGCTTCACGGTGATGAACCGGATCATCGAGATCAGTAAGGATTTCGAGAAAGTCGCGGTTGGCGGCGAAGTTTGGGAGGCGTGGAAGCGGGCTTACGCGGAACGCTGCTGGCCATGGCCTGTTGCTCCTGAGGTGCTGGAGTTCGCTCAATTCCCGCCACTGCCCGCCGATGTCGCCGACCTCGACGAGGCCGTGTTCGTCGCAATCGAAAACTTCAAATCGAGACTGAACGAGGGACGGAACGATGATGCAGCATAAGTTTGATGATATCTCGCGGCATGTCTCTCTAAAAGGAATGCTGAAGCTTGATCGCATCGCTGACGAGGCAGCCAAAGTCCAGAGATGGCGCGAATCAGCCAGTCTTACCAGAGCCGAACAGCGATCTGATTCGGCGTGGCTGATCGTTCAGGTTGGCTACGGACGCGAGTTGTCTGTTGAGAGTGCCATGATGGAGGCAGGTATTTGCGCTTGCGTCATCATGCGAATCGGACCTGAACGCAAGCGTCGTTATCGCATTCTGCCCGCCACTTCTATCCCTGTTTTCAACGGTCTCGTGTTCGTCTTCTGCTCTCCCACTCCCGAAGCAATTGAGGGCATCAAGTCGTTCGATCAGGTCAAAGGCGTCCTTATGACGGATGGCAAGCCATTCAAAGTCAGCGTCGAAACCATCTGTGATTTCAAAGCGAAGGCTGATGCAGGCGAGTATGACTGGAAGCGTACCGCACTCACCTTCCAGAAGGGAGAGAAGGCGAAAGTCCTGTCCGGCCCATTCGGTGGCTTTGTCGTAGAAATCGTGGCGTTTGGTGAAGCGGGCAGCGGCGATGCGGTTGTCACATCGGCGCTCTTCGGCAAGTCGAAGGTCTTTAATATTCCTCTTGCGGACTTGGGCAAATTGTGAGTACAAATCGCCCATGGTCGATCCGGTTCTTAGCGGGCTTTAGCTCTAGCGCCCGGACCCAACCCTGACAGTCTCCAAGCCGAGACACCGACTCAGGGCCAGTGCTACAGCTATGCGACGATGAATGACAGGGCGGCCAGACGGTCGCCTTTTTGCATTGTGGGTATGGGCAGACTTACCACTCTCAAATCACGGATCGGCAAGCTGCCGCCTCGTCTCGGGCCAATGCCTGGTGATGAGCAGGAGCGGAACCGCAACAGGCAGACGGCAGAGCCGTGGCGAAAGTGGTATCAGCTGGCAGAGTGGAAGCGGCTGCGCATCCAGACATTCACCCGAGATCACTTCACCTGTCAGATGCCAGGATGCGGAAGGATCGAGGGCGACACCTCGAAACTGATCTGCGACCACATCACGCCTCACAAGGGTAACCGCGATCTGTTCTTCGATGCGCAGAACCTACAGACGCTGTGCAAGCCATGTCACGACACAGTCAAGCAACGAGAGGAACGGTCGCGAGGCCGATGGTGAAGCGATGGCAAGAGACTGCGGTGAGATAATCGTTGACGGTTCTGAGCTTCTTTGCCGCCTCCGCCTCAGAATGAAGATGCCTCGCTTGTTCGGTCCACGCATGACCGTTGCCATGTGGCTCTTTCAGTTGGCCGGTCTGGTAAGCGGCTTGAACGTGGTCGTTGAAGTCGATGACGAGTTGACCGATCAGGCGGGTGCCTAGGCCATTCAGTAGGCAGGGGGGGCGGTCAAAAGTCTGGAAGGTCGCCTTCCTCCGCACCCGCGCCCCCCACATTCGGAGATTTTTTTTACCGTGACAGACGATTTTTCCGGCAAGGATGTCGAATACGATCTGTTCGGCAAACCGATCATGCCCATCAAGGATCGGCGCGGGCGGCCATCGTTTGCGAAAAACAATGAAAATCAAGAGCTTGTGTGCCTTCTTCGGGCGGCGGGTTGGACGCAGGCAAGAATTGCCGGGTATCTTGGCTGCGACGAGAAGACTTTGCGGAAGAATTTTTCCCGAGAGCTTCAGGACGGCGCAGACCAGATCGAGGGCATGGCGCTTGAGGTCACGCTCAAGAAAATGAAGTCCGGCAACTCGGTCGCGATATCGCGGATCTTCGACATCATCGAAAAACAGGGCGCACCCGCCGTGCCGATACCGAGAACTCCGGAAAAAACGCCGGATGAAAAACTCGGCAAGAAGGAGGCCGCCGACAGGGACGCCCATACGGCGCATGAAGGCACTCCATGGGCTTCGCTTCTGCAATAAAGGCGGACTGGAATTTCTCTTGCCCAGACTGGGCGGAAAGGCTGCGCGACGGACGCCCTATCGTCCCGGATCTGCCGCTCGATCTCGATGAAGGCAATCGGGCCGTCGGCATCTTCGATAACCTTCGCCTTCCTGACGTGCCTGATCAGCCGTACATGAAGGACGCGGCAGGCGACTGGTTCCGCGACATCGTCCGCGCGATCTTCGGCTCGATCGACGAACACGGCGAGCGCCATGTCCGCAACGTCTTCGGCCTGGTGCCCAAGAAAAACTCAAAGACGACGGGCGGCGCCGGTATTATGGTCACGGCGTTGCTGATGAATAAGCGTCCGCGCGCTGAGTTTTTGTTGATCGGTCCGACGCAGGACGTGGCGGACACCGCATACCAGCAAGCTGCCGGCATGATCGAAGCTGATGCTTATCTGTCGAAGCGGTTTCACGCTATCGAGCACAAGAAAATGATCGTGGATCGCCTTAACAAGGCGAAGCTTCGCATCAAGACCTTCGACATGAAGGTGCTGACAGGCTCCAAGCCTGCTGGCGTTTTGCTCGATGAGCTGCACGTCATGTCGTCGTATTCATACGCTTCGCGTGTCTTGGGGCAAATTAGCGGCGGCTTGATACCGAACAAAGAGTCATTCCTGATCATCATCACGACGCAAAGTGATGAGCCCCCATCGGGTGTATTTAAGTCTGAATTGCAATATGCGCGCGGCGTCCGCGATGGCACGATCACAGATAGCAACACCCTCCCGGTTCTTTACGAGTTTCCGGAGGCTATGCAGATCAGTGACAAGAAGCCTTGGAAGGACCCGAAAAACTGGCACATGGTTCTGCCGAATTTGGGTCTTTCGATCACCCTCGACCGTTTGATTACGGAATGGCAAACAGCCCAGAAAAAGGGCGAAGAGGAAGAACGGCGTTGGGCCAGTCAGCACCTTAATGTTGAAATCGGCCTCGCCCTGCATTCGGATCGATGGATCGGTGCTGACTACTGGGAGGCTGCTGCCGACAGGCGCATCACGCTTCAATATCTAATAGATGTGTGCGATGTCATTGCTGTAGGCGGCGACGTGGGCGGACTGCTCGATCTGTGGGGGCTGGCAGCGGTCGGGCGCCATAAAGTTACACGCCACTGGTTGTTATGGGCGAAAGCGTGGGCTCAGCCTTCTGTTCTGACGCGCCACCCAGAGATCGTCGAGAAGCTAAACGACTTCGAGCGGGATGGCGATCTGGTCATCTGCAAACGGGTGACGCAGGATGTCGAGGAAGCGGCTGCGATCATCGCCAGCTTGAGGGACGCTGGCAAGCTTCCCGAAACCGGCGCTGTCGGCCTCGATCCAAACGGCGTGACGGCGTTGCTCGAAGAGCTGGCCGGTTACGGGATCGTTGATCCGATGGTGAAAGCCGTTTCTCAGGGCTACAAGCTCTCTGCCTCCATCTTTGGCATGGAGCGAAAGCTCGCTGACGGAACCCTGAAGCACTGCGGCTCCGGCTTGCTGACCTGGTGCGTTCAAAATGCCCGCGCAGAGCAGCGCGGCAGTAACATCTACATTGAGAAGAAAACGGCCAGCTCCAAGATTGATCCCTTGGTGGCGGCCTTCAACGCTGGCGAACTCATGAGCAGAAACCCGGAAGCAAACGGGCCGTCAGTCTATGAAACTCGCGGCATAAGGATGGTTTGACGTGGGTTTATTCAGCAAACTGTTTGGTGCGCGGGCTTCTGAAGCCGAAGTTTCTCAGCCTCGTGCTGACTCTGGCGGGCAGGGTTACGTCACGTACTCGCTCGATGATCCTCGGCTCTTGGAGTTTCTCCGCACGGGACACGAATCGGGGTCTGGCGCGACCGTTACGGTCGAGACTGCAATGCGCAATACGTCTCTGTTTCGCGCTTTCAGCCTAATATCGAACGCGATCGGGATGTTGCCTTTTCAGCTGATAGACGAAGCCACGAAGGAGAAGGCAACCGATCATCCTCTATACCGCGTGCTTCATCGCCAGCCCAACAATTGGCAGACAGCTTTTGATTTTCGGGTGCTTATGCAGCTTCGTGCGCTGGCTCATGGAAATGCCTATGCTCTGATCCTCAGGAGCCAGAGCATTAAGACAGGGCGGCGCGCCGTTTCTCGCTTGATCCCACTTGATCCGGAGAGAATTACGCCCATCCAGAATACGGACTGGTCAGTCAGCTATCGCTATCAGCCAAAGGCTGGCGGCCAGAAACTTTATGCTGGTGAAGAGATTTTCCACCTCCGTGGAATTTCCATCGACGGCATCAATGGTATCTCGCTCGTCAAGCAGGCCAGAGATGCAATCGGTATTGCTCTTTCGGCTGAGCTTGCTGCTGCGCGGATATTCAAGAATGGCTCCATGGTCGGCGGAGCGCTGGAACATCCCGGCAAGCTTTCGGATGAAGCTTTTGAGCGTTTGAAAGCCTCTCTTGCCGAAAAAGAGGGTGCGGAAAACGCCGGTAAAAACATGATCCTTGAGGAGGGTCTGAAGTACAGCAAGCGCGATACCAACGCCAAAGATTCGCAGCTTATCGAAGCCCGTAAGATGCAGGTCGAGGAAATCGCTCGTGTTACCGGCGTCCCTCGGCCTCTCTTGATGGTCGATGAGACGAGCTGGGGCTCTGGTATCGAGGCGCTCGGCCGCTTCTTTGTTCAATATGCGCTTGGACCATGGTTCGAGAGCTGGCAACAGGCGGCGGAGCGCAGCCTCCTCGAAGAGAGTGAGCGGGATCGTTACGCCGCAAAATTTAACCCAGGTGCGTTGCTTCGTGGCTCAATGAAAGATCAGGCCGACTTCTTTGCCAAAGCGCTTGGTTCGGGCGGTGCGCCTGGCTGGCTCTCGCAGAATGAAGTGCGCGACCTTTCTGATTATCCGGAAACGCCAGATGGAGACACGGTCAGCAAAGGCACGGCGAGTGCCGCTGTCCCAAAGGAGAAAAGCGGAAATGAAGCGTAGTCCTTCCCCTCGCGTCTTCGCCAAGGCCAGACCAGGCGCGTTGCCGATCCCGGCAAATCGTGACGTTTCGGCTCTGACGAAACCAAGCGTCTTTGATAAGTGGGCCGCAGAGTCAGCTGGCGTTCGCGCAGTTGATCAAGGCGACAACGTCATCACCATGTTCGAAGCGATCGGCGAGGACTATTGGTCGGGCGGTGGCGTGACGGCGAAAAAGATCGCCGCGCAGCTCAGAGCGATTGGTCCACGTCCTGTTGAGGTTCAGATCAATAGCCCCGGCGGCGACATGTTCGAGGGCATTGCGATTTACAATGTTCTTCGGGAGCACTCGCAGCCGATCACCGTCAAGATCATGGGCATGGCCGCTTCTGCGGCGTCCATTATCGCCATGGCCGGGGACACAATCGAAATCGGGGCGGCCTCCTTCGTCATGATCCACAATTGCTGGGTCGTTGCTGTTGGTAACCGGCATGACATGCGTGAAACGAGCGAGTGGCTTGAGCCATTTGATCAGGCCATGGTCGATCTCTACGCGGCTCGATCAGGTCGCGACCCTGAGGAAATTGCCAAGTGGATGGATTCGGAAACATACATGTCCGGATCTCAGGCAATTGAACGAGGGTTCGCTGACAACCTTCTGGCCTCGGACGCGATGACTGTCGATGAGGATGCAAAAGCAATCGACCAGTCGATCAACGAACTGCGGGCGACGGAGATTTCGCTCGTTTCTGCGGGAATGACGCGCTCGGATGCGCGCGCCCGCATCAACAAGATCAAGGGCACGCCAGGCGCTGCCACTGAAGCCACGCCGGGCGCTGGCGACGAATGGGCCGGCGTAGCCGCGCTCGCTGCTTTACTCAAATCATAAGGAGCTTCGAGATGAAGCGATTTTTCATGCTCGTGGCGATCGTCGCCACGGCCTGCCTGACTGCTGCCAACGTTTATGCCATGGGCGAACTCGTCCAGGCTGCCGCTTCCGTTCCCGCGATTCTGCCTGCCGCTCTCGTGGCCGGCGCGTTTGCTCTTGCTGATCCCCTGATGGCTCGCCCTCGTGCGGTGTCCGCAGCGCCACGAGCCGATGCGTCGGACCCGAAAAAGATGCTGGCGGATCTCACCAAAGCCTTTGAGGACTTCAAGGCGGCGAACGATGAGAAGCTCAAGGCTAAGACTGACGATGTCGTCGTCAACGAAAAGGTTGAGCGGATCAACTCTGCTGTGGGTGACCTTCAGACCAATTTCCAGAAGGCAATTGATGATCTGAACGCCAAACTGGCGGCCGCTGACATCGGCTCGGGCGTCATCGGCGACATTCCCGCAGACCCGGAATATGTCGATGCCTTCAAGGCCCATATGCGGAAGGGCGACGTCAAGTCCGCAATGACGAAGGGTGTTGCTGAGGACGGCGGCTATCTTGCTCCGGTCGAGTGGGACCGGACAATCACGGGCAAGCTCAAACTCGTCTCACCGATCCGTGCAAACGCCCGCGTGATTTCGATCACTGGCGCCGGGTTCAAGAAACTTTTTACGGATCGTGCGGTCGGTTCTGGTTGGGTCGGTGAAACGGCGGCCCGTCCTGCGACCTCCACGCCGCAGATCGGACAGCTTGATTTCCCCCTTGGCGAAATCTACGCCAATCCTGCGATCTCCCAGCAGCTGCTCGACGACTCCGCGATCAACCTGGAAGAATGGCTGGGCGCGGAAGTCGATACCGAGTTTGCTCGACAGGAGGGTATCGCCTTCCTCTCGGGCGATGGCGTCAACAAGCCGCATGGCATCCTCACCTACGTCACTGGTGCGGCAAATGCAGCCCGCCATCCATGGGGTGCCATTCAAGTGATCAACAGCGGTTCCGCTGCGGCGCTCACCTCGGATGGGTTCATCGACCTGTTCTATTCGATCCCGGCCGTCTACCGGCAGAATGCCAAGCTCTACACTGGTCGGCTTGCGCAGGCGTCGATGAGAAAGCTGAAGGATGGCCAAGGCAACTACCTGTGGCAGCCTTCGTTCGCAGCCGGCCAGCCTGCCACGCTTGCTGGGGAATCGATCGTTGAGATCCCCGACATGCCGAACGTTGCGGCTGACGCGATCGCTGCGCTTTACGGCGACATGGAGGCTACATACCTGGTCGTTGACCGTGTCGGCATCCGCGTGTTGCGTGATCCTTTTACCAACAAGCCGTTCGTTCACTTCTACACCACGAAACGCGTGGGTGGTGGCGTGTACAACCCTGAGCCCATGCGCGCGCTGAAGATCGCGGCGAATCCGTAATCGCGGCATCTGGCGGCAGCGAAAATCTGCCGCCTTCCATTCTGGCTTCAACAGAGGATAGCGAGATGACTACCAAAAAGACATCGACGGGCAAGGCCACCACGGTCAAAACCGTGGCAAAGGCGCCCACGGTCAAAACGGATAAGAGCGCCCCGGCGAACATTAGTCCAGCGACCAAGTTTTCACCCTCCGGCGCACCAATCCAGTCGGTTTCCGATGTGGATCCTGCACATGGCGCTGTCGATGCTGACCCGCGCAAGGGCACATCGGAAACGCAGAACCGCATCGACTTCAATGACCCGACGATTTCGGGTCAAGAAGCCGTTTCGAAAAACCTGAACGCGAGCGAGTAGGTTGATACCATGGGAAATGTCGTCGTCCTCACGACCGGGCCGCTGTACACCCTCGATGAGGTGAAGCAGCATCTTCGCGTTGACGTTACGGACGACGACGCTCTCATCGAGGCTTACATGAGCGCTGCGGAGGCTGCGGTTCTTCAATACTGTAATCTCTCGCTGGTGCCTCTCGGCAAAGAGGCAACGTTCAAGGTTGCTGCCTTGATGTATGTTGCAGCGATGTACGAGAGTCGAATGGGGTCGGCGCCTCTCCCAAAGGCTAGCGCTACTCTCATTGATCCATATCGTTGGTTGAGGGTCTGATCATGGAGGCCGGTGATCTCGATCGTCGTGTTACTTTTCAGCGAGCGACAGATGCGATCAATGGATTCAACGAGCCTATCCAAACTTGGTCCGATCTTGCGACCGTTTGGGCTAGGCGTCGGGACGTTAGCGATGGCGAAAAAGTTGCTGCTGGTCAGGCTGGCGCAACGCTGATGAGCCGCTTTGTCATTAGGTCGAGTGTTGCCGCGCGCAAGATTGCCCCGACCGATCGCGTTCACCATGACGACAAGATCTGGAATATCATCGGCATCAAGCAGGCTGATGAGGGGCGAAACCGCTTCCTTGAGATTACCGCGATCACGAGTGTGGATTAATGGCAAAGCAGACAGTGACCATAGACGGCCTGAAGGAACTTGATCAGGCCCTTTCGGCTCTTCCTCGATCGGTCGGCAAGAAGGTCGCTCGAGACGTCTTGCGGGATGCTGCGGAGCCGATGGCGCGGACTGCCCGGCAGCTCGCGCCCCGAGATGAGTATCATCTTTACGACAGTATCGATGTCTCGACGCGGCTCAATCCACGTCAGCGCTCTCTGCATCGTGAGGACGCGACCCCGACGTTTCAGGAAATGTTCGTCGGCACCAACAATCCCGCCGGCGTGCAGCAGGAGTTCGGTAATGAGCGTCACGGTGCACAACCGTTCATGCGCCCAGCGTGGGACGCGGAGAAACTGCCGACGTTGAACCGCATCGCCAACTCTCTCTGGTTTCACATCGAGAAGGCAGCACGCCGACTTGCCCGAAAAAAGTAGGGAAATCCAATGCAGGAATTATTGACGAGCCTGCTGGCGCCTGTCGCTGGCGGAAGGCGATACTGGGTGCGCGCTCCTCAGACGGCCCCGCGGCCCTACGTCCTGCTTCAGGTGATCAGCGCGCCTCCGAGTTATCATATGCGGGGCGCGTCCGGATATGTGCCAATCCGTGTCCAGATCGATGTTTATGCAAATACCTATTCCGAGGTGACTGCCGTTTCACGGCAGATCAAGGGCATTCTTTCCGGCTACGTGTCCGGTCCGATACAGGCGGTCTTCATCGAAACCGAGAGAGACCTTCCTGCCGCAGATGCGGGAGACGTCAATAATCTCTTTCGCAATTCCATCGACGTTATCATCCACTATGGAGAACCATCATGACCGACGCCCGCATTGGCTATGGCACAATCTATGAAATCTGGGACAAGAGCTTGGGCGTTCCGGACTTTGTTGAGGTTGCCGAAGTCATCAACGTGACGCCCGGCGAAGCAACCGCCGATCGCGTCGATGCGACCCACATGCAGAGCCCGAACCGTCGCCGCGAGTACATCTCCGGCCTGATCGATAACGGCGAAGCTTCCTTCGAAATCAACTGGGTTCCCGGAAGCGATACCGATGTCCTGTTGCGCGAACTCTTTGAGTCTGGCGAGAACGTCAATCACCGCATCACTTTTCCCGGTGCTGCCCCGCGCGTCACTGTCACCTATGAAGCGAGCATCATCGGTTTTTCGAAGGCGATTCCAATTGACGACCGCATGACGGCGACAATCACGGTCGCTGTCTCCGGCGCCGAAACCTGGGGGACGGCTGCGTAATGGCAAACGACATCAAAGGCGAAGTCGGGTTCAAGGCGCTTGACAAAGACTGGACGATGAAGCTCGGAAACGGAGCTGTTCGCCATGTCGAGAACGAAACGGGTAAAACCTTCCCCCAGATCGGCAAGGAGCTTTCGAACGAAGGGACCGCGTCGATCTCTCTCTTGACGCAGGTGTTTCATGCATCGCTCATACGTCATCATCCTGACGCCACGATCGAAGATTGCGACGATATCCTCGACGAGATTGGTCATGAGGAGGCGGGAACGCTGATTGCGAAGGCCTTTGAGCTGATGCAGCCCAAGGCGCCGAAGGGCGGTGATGCCCGCCCCAAGACGGCGACGGCTGGGTAAACTGGCCGTCGCTGATATCGGACTGGATCGAGGCCGGGCAGCATTACGAGCTGTTTTGGGATGTGACGCTTTATGAGGTTAGCCTCATTATCGAGGGCGTCATTAATGCCCGCAAGCGGGAGCGGGACGAACTCCTGTTCCTGGCCTGGCACACGGCCTACCTCACGGCCTATGCCCCCGAAAAATCCAGTGGCTTCACCAAACTCGAAAAGCTGCTGGGCGATCCTCCCGCCCCAACCGGCCGTCAGATGACGCCTGAGCAAATCGAGGCGGTCATGCGGTCCTGGCTCGGCTCTCGTCATCAGAAGAACAGGTGAAAACATGGCGAATGCTGTCATCGGCGCACTGCGCGTCAATCTTGGCCTGAACACGGCTGAGTTTGAAAATAGTGCAAAACGGGCGCAGGCTCAGTCCAGCAAGTTTGGGGCTGCTATCAAAACGGCATTCGTCGCAGCAGCTGCGGCGGCTGCTGGCGCGCTCTCGGGTCTCGCTGTTGCGCTGGGGAGCACGCTTGGTGCCGTGGATGACATTGCGAAGCGCGCCCAGATTTCGAATACGACATTCGAAGATTTCCAGCGTCTTGCCTTCGCTGCCCGCTCGGTCGGTATTGAGGGTGACAAGCTTGCCGATATTTTCAAGGATGTGAATGATCGCATCGGCGACTTCAATCAGACCGGCGGTGGTCCGATGAAGGATTTCTTCGAGAATATTGCGCCTAAGGTCGGCCTGACGGCAGACGCGTTCAAAAACCTGTCTGGTCCGCAGGCTCTGCAGCTCTATTACGACAGTCTTAAGAAGGCTGGCGCAAATCAGCAGCAGATGACCTTCTATCTTGAGGCTATGGCGTCCGACGCTACGGCTCTTATCCCGCTCTTGGAAAAGGGCGGCGAAGGATTCCGCAAGCTCGGGGAGGGTGCCTCCGTCATCTCGAAAGAGACCGGGGGCAAGCTGCGTGCGTTCAACCAGTCCATGCGCGATGTTGGCCAGGCCATTAGCGATGTGGCGCTTGCCGCTGTCGCTTCGCTCGCGCCAGCTCTTGTGATTGTTGGTAATGGCCTGAACACGTTTTCGAACGCCATTCGTGGCTTTATCCAGTATCTTCCTACGGTGGCTGAATATGCAGCGGTAGCCGGCGGGGCGCTGGCCGTGATGTTCGCGCCCGCAATCTTGTCGGCGGTAGGAAGCTTGATCGTCGCGATTGGATCCGGGCTTGTTAGCGCAGTTCAGCTGTTGACGGCTGCAATTGCTGCAAACCCTCTGGGTGCGCTCGCGATTGGTCTCGCGGCCGCTGTGGTCGCGGTTTATCATTTCCGCGACGAAATTAAGAAGGCGATGGGCACTGATGTGGTGCAGATCGCAAAGGACGCTGCGAACTTTGTCATAGGTTCGTTTGTTGCGGCGTTCGAAGATATCAAGTTCGTCTGGCAGGCATTTCCGAACATCATCGGCTCTGCCGTCATCGGCGCTGCCAACCTTGTCATCAAGGTTGTAAATGACATGGTCAACGGCGCGAAAATGGCCGTGAACGATCTCATTTCCGCCGTCAACAATATTCCGGGCGTCAGCATTGATGCGCTCGCGACAGATGGAAAAGCAGTCGATGAGATTGCCAATCCTTTTTCAGAAGCGCTCTCCAGCGCGGTCGATCAGCGGAATGCAGCAGTGAGTGCAGCCCTGAGCCGTGACTATATCGGAGAACTAGGCAAGGCGTTCGAGGCCTCCACGCCAGCCGCTGTGAACTTCGGAAAGGCGATGGGTGGCGTCAACAAGGAGTTGGCTGCGGGATCTGGTGATAAAAAGAAGAAGGGCGGAAAGTCGGAAGCTGAAAAATATTCCGACATCGTCGATCGGGCCAATCGCCATATTGCCAGTCTGAAAGCTGAGCAGGAGGCTATCGGCATGACGGAGGAAGCGGCTGCCGCACTTCGGTATGAAACCGATCTTCTTAACCAGGCCCAGCAGCGCGGTATCAATCTATCCGCATCCCAAAAGGTCGAGCTGTCCGGCCTCGCGCAGGCGATGGCCTCGATCGAGGTTGCCACCGAAAAAATGCGAGATGCCTTGGATTTTGCCAAGGATGCCACAAACGGGTTCCTCTCGGATTTCAGGCAGGGCTTGGCGAATGGTGAGGGCGTCTGGAAGTCGTTTGGTAATGCGGCCATGAACGTACTCAACAAGATCATCGACAAGATCCAGACGGAATTTGTCGATGCTCTGTTTTCTGCAAACAGCATCCTTGGGGGTGGTGGAAAAGGCGGCGGCGGTCTTTTCGGCGGACTGTTTGGAGGGCTCGGAAAACTCTTCGGTTTCGCGCGGGGCGGTACCATCCTTCCAGGTGGCGCTGGCGGCATCGACAGCCAGCTCGTCATGTTCCGGAAGTCGCCAAACGAGCGCGTGGATATAACCAAACCCGGCCAGACGCTTGCCGCCAACTCTGGCGGTCTAGCGCGCGTTATCGTGGGCGTCGACCCGAAGAACGGCAGTATTCAGCCTTACGTCGACAGCAGCATTCATCAGGCGGCGCCCGGTATCCAGTCGGGCGCTGTGGCGCAGGCAAACCGTATGGCGCCCGGCGCGGTTGCCTCCTATCAGGCAAGCAGGGGTGGAGGAGATTGGCGAAATGGCTGATATTCTGGTCTGGCCACAAGACTTGCTAACGCCTCTGGCCTGCTACCCGAATATGGTGCCATTTTCGCGCTCTGGCGGACGCACACTTGGCGGTATCGAAACCGCGACCAGAACCGATCTAGGGTTTTGGTCTATCGAGCTGGCTGATGTCCCGGTGCACTCTCCTGCACAACGCCGCACATGGCTGGCGATCCGGAGGGCGCTCGGGGGGCGTCCAGGGTTGGTGGCTGTGCCGGCATGGTCGCATGATGTTGCGCCGTTCGCATCCGGCAAGTTCGAGCCCGAAATTCTGACCGTGCACGCTGATGAAACCGCATTTTCTGATGGTAGCGAATACGTCCAGGGGGCGATATCGATCCGGAGTGTTGGTGTAACGGGGATTGGCCAAACCATAGTGCGGCTCCGTGTCATTCACGGATCGCTCGATCTGTCAGGCGTCAGGTTCTCGTATGGGCACGCCCTCTATGAAACCGGCCCCTTGCTCGATCTTGATGGGGATGTCGCCACGGTCTCCATCTGGCCGACTGTCAGGGCTACGATCCCCGCAGATGCGGAACTGGAGTTCGACAGACCGACTTGCCTTTGCCACCTCGCCTCGGACGATCAGCTTGCGGCCGGTGTCGACGCTATCCAGTTTGAGCGTCGATCTGTGCAGTTCGTCGAAGCGACCGACTATTGGTATATGCTTGCGAAAGGGCTCATCTGATGGCTTCGCTTCGCATCCTTTGCGACATCATGTTGCCGAATGACACGGTACGTCTCTGGGATGGATCCGGTGGCATGTACATTGACCAGGATGGCAATATCTACCGCGCTGCTCAGTTCACCGATGACGCGCTTCAGTCGATAGAGGCGGCGATCAACGGCATAGCATTTACCCTTTCGCTGTCGCTCACCAATGTCAGCGCCTCGGCAGGTGACGCTATATGGGACTATGACGAGGCCACGAACATATCCGGATCGCCGTTCATCCTGAAGCTCCAGGAGATTGATGACGCGGAGCAGCCAGTCGGATCGGCGGACGTCAAATTTACCGGCACCATCGACAACCTCGATGTTACAGATCAGGCGAGTGGTGAGGAATCGACCTCCATCGTGACCATTGAGGTCGTCAACGCCTTCACGTTGCGCACTACATCACACGGCGGCGTGCTCTCAGACGTCGACCAGAAGGCAAGATCTGCGCGGTTAAATCCTGCGGCGCCGCCGGACCGGATTTGCGAGCGCATTCCCGGCCTTCGGGACAAGACGATCAGATGGCCGAACTGGTAAAGGAGAAGGATATGATAAGTGATGTTGGTCACTGGTCGATGCAGTTCGATCAAGCTAGTGGGCCGCAAAGAGGATCTGGAAACCTTCTTTTATGGCTTCGGATGCAGCAGCAACCTGCTGCTGTGTTTTTCCCGGTGCCGGGAAAACAAACTGACCGCGCGAGCCATCAGGAAACTCCATCCACAAAGTGAGAGCTTCGTCTAAGGGGATGGCGTTTATGCCGGTCGGGTGATGGACTCCGCCTGGTTCGTCAAGGTTTGGTCCCGCCGCTGCTTCCATTAACACCGAGAATATGGCGTCGATGGCCTCCATGCGTAATGTAATCGGTCCAGAACCATCGACAATTTCGATTGTCTGACTGTCGGCATCGAACTTTACTGTCGGTCCCATTGTCGCCCTCCTATCGAGGGCTGTAGAAAACCACGCAATCAACAGAGTGTCGAGTCATGGAAGAGCACCTCAAGGCCTTCCTGGCATCCAACGCGCGTGAGCCGTGGACGCCGGGGGGCAGGGTGGATTGCTGCCTTGCTCTCGCCGAGTGGGCGATCTGGCTCGGCTATCCCGATCCAGCCGCGCACCTTCGCGGCGCATACCAGCCGGGGCAGGGGCAGATCGATATCCTTGCTGAACGCGGCGGCGCAATCGAACTTGTGAAGGGATGCGCGGATGCCCTCGGTCTTTCCCGGACAGAGTTTCCACAAGCTGGCGATATCGGCGTTGTCGGTAGCGCGCACAACATCACGAGACAATTCGGCGTCATCCATGATGGTGCGGGCTGGTTGACCAGAACGCCATCTGGGTTCGCCCGTGTAGCCGCAAAGACCTTGGCGGCCTGGAGACTGTAGTGGGCATTATCGAATCCTTGGCGCTCATGATTGTTGCGGCTATCGGTCCGACAACCGTGCTTGCCTCAAACCTGCTCTATCTCGGCACCATGGCTGCGATCTATGGCGGCATTGCTTACGCCGCGTCTGCGTTCACGCAAAAGCCGGCAGTGCCAAAACCAGAGGACGGTTCCTATAACCTCAAGCAGAACGTGCCCCCACTGGCGATCGTGCTGGGGCGCGTGAAAAAAGGTGGAGATTACCTTTTTCTCGAAGAGGCGGGTGGAACAGCGCATCATATCACCTGCCTCGCAGGTCATCGCATGAACCGGATCGTTCAGCACTATCTGCACGATGATCCGGTAACGATTGAAGCGGGCGGCGGTGTTATTAGTGGCCCAACGTTCTTTAACAACACGCGCAATGTCCTGATCCAAAGCCGCGTCGGCGTTGATGCTTCCACGGTATATCCCGCTGTTCGGGACGCTTTTCCCGGCGTCTGGACAAACGATCATCGCGGCGATGGTCTGGCTACCATCTGGATGCGGGTTCGCACCGTAGCCCAGAAGAACTATCTGACCGTCTACCCAAACCAGATGCCGGAGCACTCCTGCGTTCTGGAAGGAGCGCTGCTTTACGATCCTCGCCTAGACTCCACGGTTCCTGGCGGTTCGGGAAGCCACCGCGCCGGCAATCACAACAGCTGGTCGTTCTCGACCAACCTCGCGTTGATGCGCCTGCGCCACCTGTGCGGCCCGTGGGGCGGCAAGATGAGCTATGACCGCATGTACATGCCAGACTGGATCAACGCCGCGAATGTCTGTGATCAAATCGTGACGAACCGCATTGGCGGTGTTGAGCTTCGCTATCATGGCGGCATGTGGTTCCGCACAAACAATGATCAGATCGAGGTCGGCCGCATTCTCGATGAGGCGGGAGAGCTGGTTGTCTATGAGCGCGCTGACGGCAAAATCGGTGTCCACGCCGGACAATTCGTTGAGCCTGACATCACGCTCGATCAGGATCATATATTTGGAATTCGTGTCGACAAGAATAAGCGGCTTTCGTCCACGGTTCTTGCTGTGCGCGGCCGCTTCGTCAACACCGACAGTCATTTCGTGACAGAGGATGCGGCCATCTATGGCGATCCTTATGGGCAGTTCGACGAAACGGAGCGGACCAAGACATTCGATAACGCTGCCGTCCAGTCCCACAATCATTGCCAGCGGAAGCAGAAGCTGACCTACATCAGGGCTAATGCACGAAAGGTGTCGATAACCGCCAATTACAGTGATGCAAAAAACTGCGCGTATCGCCGTTTCATTCGTGTGCATTACCCGAGCCGAGGCCTTGTTAACGCCATCGTTGAGATCACCTCAACCGTGACGCTCGATCTCCGCAACATGCGGGTATCGTTCTCTGGCATTGTGGTGTCTTCCGATCTTTACGCTTTCAACGCGGCGACTGAAGAGGGGGCGCCCGGCAACTCGATAACACCTGCCGCACCTGGTGGCGTACCGCAGCCGGTCGGCTTCGTGGCGTCGGTTCAGACCGAGGTCGTGTCGGGTGGCGCCACAGCGGCGTTCGCCAAAGCAGAATGGACGCAAGTCTCAGACGCTCTGACCTATGAGTTTGAGTGGGAACCGACTGACGCCACAGATCCACCTCGATCGGCGTTCTCTGACGAGGGGCAATCCGAAGTTCGTTCATCCTATCTTGTCGATGGGAAGGAATATCGAACACGGCTGCGTGCATGGGGTGTGGGCACAAGTTCGCGATGGACAGAGTACCAGCTGCTCACCGCTGTGGCCGATCCCACGCCGCCGGGTCCTGTCACAGATGTTTCAGTGTCTGAGGGAACAGGGCAGGCGCTGTTTGAATGGACAGCGCCGAATAGCAGCAACTATTTCGCATGCCGGATCTATGTCGGAACGATCGACGACCCGGACGAGGCAACACTGGTTGCGACGGAATACGGGCCACCCAGTGCCATAGACCAGCGCACCATCCTTGGGCTCGATGAGGGCGATTATTACGGTTGGCTGGTCGCCATCAATACATCAGGCCGACCGGCCGCAGCAGCGCCGACAGGCATGTTCACCGTCTCCTGACGGACCAGCAACAAACAGATCAAATTCGGCGCCTGCGGTTGCGGGTCGCTTTCGCATGGAGAAATGAGATGGCTGCACCTAGCGGTTCGGAAGTCTGGAGAGATTACGTCACGAATGGCATTCCATCGTCCGGAGCCAACAATCCCAAAAAAGCCGACATTCGCTCTTGGGCGAGTTGGCTCGAAAGCCTCGTGACGTCTGGCGTTCTGTCATCGGGCCCCTGGTTTGCCACAAAGGCGGTGATGACGCTGGGCTATGCAGCGAATACTGTGGCGGTTGTCTACAACGATCCCACGGCGGCGAATAATGGCCTCTATATCAAGTCCGGAGCATCCGGCTCTGGTGTGTGGACGCAGCTGACATCGTTCCTGCCGGGTTATCAGTTCGTCACGGCCTCTCCGACCGGCGCCAGCACGGCCAACGCCATCGTTGCGACAACATCTCCGCGTCTGCCGGCTGGGGACGGTGTGGCGTTGGTGACGCTCGTCATCCCGGCAACGAACACGGCATCGCCCGTAACGGTTCGATTTGATGGCGGAGCCGCGCTTACGATCAAAACGCGCACCGGTGAAAATCCAGACGCCGGCGAACTCCAGCAGAATGACGTTGTCGCTGGTTTCGTCTCTGGTTCGACGTTCCGGTTGATCTCGGACCTGAACTCGCTCCGCAATTTCCAGTCCGCCAAAGCGTGGGCGAATAATGATGAAGACGCGCCGGTTCCTGCGAGCCTTGGTGGCGATGGATCGACGACGTTTTCGGCCAAACACTGGGCGGCAAAGAGCAACGAGGATGCCGATCGGTCTGAGGTTGCTCGGACAGGGGCGGAAGCTGCTCGCGATATCGCCGCCGGATACGCCAGCGATGCTGTGTCACAGGGCAATGTGCCGATCTATGCAACTGTTGTTGGTATGCCAGCACTGGAAATCCCGGCCGGCATCAATGCTATTCGCGTCAACGGCTACTATGCTGCCGGCGATGGCGGCGGTGCGCTCTACGTCAAGGTCGATGATGAGCCTGCGCACGGCGGAAAGTTTCAGACGGCGGACGGAGCGTGGTGGGAAATCTCGGAGATGAACCTTGATCCCCGGCAGTTCGGCGCCAAGGGGGATGGAGTTGCGGATGATAGCAATGCATTTAGTGCGATGGATGCCTCGTTCAAGGGCCATGTGGTTGACCTGAAGGGGAGAAAGTACCGCGTTTCCTCGCTTCCAACGGGCAACCGTTATATAAACGGCACGCTGAGTATTGATGGTTCTGGCCAGCAAGGCGGCACCATCGATTTCCCGATGCTTGCGCTCAAACGCGAGATTTCCCGGCAAATTGCCTATGGCGACTACCACTCAAACTGGACGCAGGGGAAAAACGAACTTAGCTACAACTCCACTATATTCGCCGTCTGGATGGAGGGTGGCGGGCATGAGGCGGTTGACACTCATATTCGCATAGCCCGCAGCATGAACAATGGCGCAGTGTTCTCTGATTTCGAGCGTCATTTTCAGGTTGCTGGACAGGCGAGAAGCGCATTCGCTGCAACTATCGTCCACGGACGCCTTGTGCTTATTGTGCGAGAACATTCTGGACTGCACAATGACAGCACCATCATTGGGAGCTCCATCTGGTCTCGTCGCATTTCCGAGCGTCGTGAACGTAAATTTAACCCGGTAACGAGCGTAGACAGCAGTGCCATGTTTTTGCAGACATTCGCCGGTCAGCCGCAAGTCCGCATCGGGGCTTGCCCAAAACACGGCATGGTAGTCGGCGGTCGCTTTAATTTAACAAACGCACTTGGCCCGTTGAATGGTCTGAACGCGTCGGGCGATTTTACCGTAACTGCCGTCGGTACTGACTGGTTTGAATACCAGCCGGGCGGCAACGCTACAGCGAGCGGCATCTTTACGCCCGACTTCACGATTCGGTTCCGTGAGGGAAATTTTGTAGAGCACCTTATCGGTGGGGTAAAACTAAGTGAGGCTGTCCGTGCTTTTCCTGGATCGAGCCGAGCAGGAACGCCCCTGTTCTATTTCCACGGTGCAGCAGAAGTGCCGAACGATAATAGTGGTGCACTCTACATAGGCGTGACAGGTGGCGGGTTTGGTCCGTCCTTGTGTAAAGTTACAGGCCTTGTGTCCGGTGGCGCATCGCTTGCAAAACTAACCGATATCGACAGCTCGGCCGCCAGAGGGGAGCCGGCTTTCTCGGTAGCGAGTAATGGTGCAATCGTCGGCTTCCTGCGCACGAATAGCCCGGCAGTAACGGGGGGGCTGTTCTGGTCAAACGATGACATGTCCTCTTTCACGCTCAGGCTGAACGTTGCAGGCGCCGGCAACGACTTCCAGTATGCGCCCTTCGGAATATCCATCGACAAGGAGACGGACAATGTCTACGCGGTGACGACTGGCAACCGTATCCGCGGCATAGAAAAGCTGACGACGGCGGGTGAAGTGCCAGTTTATCTTTTGCGCTCCACAGTATCGGACATTATCGCCAATGGCTGGACCAACATCGGCATAACTCAGTTCAAAACCGTTTGGTTTTCCAATGACAGTCAAGGTGATCTCGGCAACGGCGTAGGCGTGGGCTCCTGCACATTTGCAGAAGGCATATTGCACGTCTTTATGTCTACCGAGAAGCAAGCCCGCAATGAAACATTTGGTTCACCTGACATTGAATATGACCGCCTGTATACAACGCCACCGACTATGGAGGAAGCAGCGTCGAGACGCGTGGCCGCTATCCCGACTGGCGTACCTGATGTCGCGTGGGCGGGGATCTTTAGGGGGAACGGTGCTTGGAGGATAATGGGCGGTGTCAACGCCGATGGTACGATAGCGTGGGGCGACGGTTTCTCGGTGATACACGTATCAGGAGGTAACTACCTTATTACACCGTCGATACCATTCCCCAGCGACCAGTTTCATTGTTCTGTGACGATCAATGATGCATCGCCAAGAGCCCTGAGCGTCTCGCATTTTTCGAATCCGCCTCGTGCGTCTGTCCGCATTGAGGGGACGATCGATAAAGCATTCACCTTCACCATCGATGTGAATGACCAACCATATCGGAATGATTGGAGGGGTGTCCTGTACTAATGCGTCGTTGCGAGGCGCACATGTGGCACCCGGAGTGCCCTTCACCGACTGGTGTAAGGGTACTCCATGTCGGCGTAGTCGGTAATCCGCGAAGACTTGTAAAATTCCTCGACGTGCTGCTCGCGATCCTTCAGATCTTCTTCTCTAGCTCGCAATTCGATTTCTTTCGCGGAAACAGTATAGCGACTTAACCACTCGAAAACGGCGAGGGATACAAGTGAGACAGACAGCACGATAGCACCGGCTATTTCTCTGCCAGTGAAAATCATAGCCAGGCCGGCGACCCAAGTAACAACGGAAGCGGTAATGACGGTAGGATTTTTTGTCATGTTGTTCCTTCGTTCAGTTTAACGCGTTATCGCTTAGGGCATAAGGCCAGCGTGTTCGGGATGCAAGGTGTAAAATGCACCCACTGGGTGTGATCGAACGGAACCTATTGCAATCCTATGTTTCACAAAAATTGCTGCGTCTACGGGGGGGGGGGGGGGGGGAAAAGGGAACCCACTTCGGCCTTTAAAAATTCACCCCCC